GTAAAGACGGGCGAAGAGTATCATTTGCAGCAAGATTTTCAGGAATGAAAGGACCGATGAAAGATGATCAAGGTAAACCAACAAGATTAGCACTAGCACTAAAAGCATGGGGCTTTAGCAGTAAAGGTGAAGCAGCATCATTTGCTAGGAATAATAGGAAAACATAATGGATACAAAAGTAGACCACATTATAAAACGTATGGGACAGCTTGAATCAGCAAGAGCTCCTTGGGAAAGTCTATGGCAAGATTGTACAGACTTTGTAAATCCAAGGCGCGGTGACTTTTCTATAGAACGAGGTAAAGGTGATCGTACACGTTATGATAAAGTGTATGATTCTACAGCACCTCTTGCTAATGAACAGTTAGCATCAGGCTTACACGGTTTTCTTACATCGTCTGCAGAACAATGGTTTAGTCTAACCATACCACAAATTGATGATATCTTAAGTCAATCAGTACGTAACTGGTTACAAGGTACAACTGAAACAATGTTTGATGAAGTATTTAATACACCTGAATCTAACTTTACAACTTCAGTACATGAATTGTATTTAGATCTAGGGGCATATGGTACTGCTGTTATGTATGTAGATGATAGACCAGGTAGACCTATAAACTTTAGAACATTCCACTTAGCTGAGTGCTATATAGCTGAAGATTCAGAAGGACGTGTAGATGTATTATACAGAAAGTATAAACATACAGCTAGACAACTAGTACAAATGTATCCCGATCAGTTACCTGAAAAGTTTATTGAGACTGCATATAAACAACCACATCAAGAGTTTACATGTATACATGCTGTAGAACCTAGAGATACATACTCACCTAAAACTAAGATGAGTACACAAATGCCATTTAGCAGTTGTTATGTATTAATGGAAGAAAAGATTTTATTAGATGAATCAGGATTTAATGAATTTCCGTATATGGTTCCCCGTTGGTCTAAGACTGCCGGTGAAATATATGGACGTTCCCCCGCGATGACATGTTTACCAGACATACGCATGGTAAACGAAATGACTAAAACTGTTATCAGGGCAGCTCAAAAGCTGACCGACCCCCCATTGCTCGTACCTGATGACGGTTTTATGCTTCCATTAAGGACCGTACCCGGGGGTCTGAATTACTATAGATCCGGTACTCAAGATAAGATTGAGCCACTGGTTAATAATGCAAGACCTGACATAGGGCTAGATTTTATAGAATCTAGACGCGAGCACATTACTAAAACATTTCACGTTGACTGGCTACAAATGAGACAAGATGGTCCACAAATGACTGCAACAGAAGTATTACAACGCCAAGAAGAAAAAATGCGACTCCTAGGCCCGATGGTAGGTCGCTTACAAACAGAGTTCTTAGGACCACTGATCGATCGTGTATTTGCTATTATGGCAAGAAGACAAGCTATTGCATCTCCGCCACCAGAGATACAAGGCGAAAAATTAAAAGTTGAATATGTATCACCTGTAGCAAGAGCACAAAGGTCACAACAAATATTTAACTTTGCTCGTTTTATGGAACAAATAATGCCGTTAGCAAATATCAGACCTGAAATATTTGATAACTTAGATGCTGACGGTGCATTTAAGTGGGCTCATGGTACACTAGACGCTCCAATGGAAACATTAATGGCAGAAGAAGGCGTAGCACAAATGAGACAACAACGACAAGAACAACAAGAAGCAGCTATGCAAGCTGAACAAGCACAACAAATTGCAGGCGCTGCTAAAGACGCCAGTGCGGCAGGACTAATAGGTGGCAACGAAACAACCGAAACTTAACGAATTACATGATGCTTATAGGGCAGTGTTTTCCACACCAGATGGAGAACGTGTACTACAACATCTATGTAAAAGCGCTTTTATACATGATTCAACTTATGTACAAGGCGATTCACACGAGACAGTGCACCGTGAGGGGCAACGTCGATTAGTATTATCTATTCTTAGGTTTATTGAAAAAGATCCTAAGGATATACAAGCAATGATGGAGAATAACAATGGTTGAAGAATCAACAGGGTCCGCAGAAGTTAATGCTCAGGCAGCTGAGACAGTAGCAGATGCAGCGGGTAGCTCAGCTGATTGGAGATCTGGAATAGATCAAGAATTACAGGGCGACCCAAGTTTAGCGGACATAAAAGATATAAATGGGCTGGCAAAGTCATTTATTAATGCACAGAAAATGGTAGGTGCTGATAAAGTAGTTATACCAGGTGCTGATGCATCACCAGATGAGCTAAATGAGTTTTATAATCGTTTAGGACGCCCAGAACAATATGAGTTTGAAAAAGTAGATCTGCCAGAAGGTTTTGAACATTCAGAACCTATGGATAATGCAATGAAACAACTTATGCATGAAACAGGTTTAACAAATGCTCAAGCTAATAAACTATATTCAGGATACTTACAGTATTTAGGTAATGAATACCAAGAAGCTTTAGGTCAAAATGATCAGATGAGAGCAGAGTGGGATTCACAGTTAAGAAAAGACCTTGGCAAAGCTTATGATGAGTCAGTTGACTTATCACAACGTGCTGCTCAAGAACTAGGCGGTGAAGATTTACTAAAATGGTTTGATGAGACAGGACAGGGTGATAATCCTATGTTTGTTAAGCTATTTGCTAAGATCGGCAAAATGATGTCAGAAGCTGGTGCTGAACCAGGAGATGTAAAATCATTTGAAATGACACCTGAAACTGCAATGGCAGAGATTGCTAGATTACAACGAGATCCTAACTTTATGAATCAATATACTGATAAAGAGGCACAAGGACACGAAGAAGCAATCAAGAAGATGCAATACTTATATGACTATGCATATCCAAATAATGAAGAAGCTGTTTAATTATGCATAAATAAGGTATATAATCCGAATTACGGGTAGCTCACTGAGTCCGTAGCTGTATACCCAGGCTTAGGGTAGCGGAGGTCCGAAAGGGTAGCCACTGCGAGAAGTTTAACCACAACAGGAGGACATTCTATGTCAACTCAAATAACGACAGCTTTTGTGCAACAGTACAAAGCGAATGTTGAACACCTCTTGCAACAAAAAGGTTCTCGCCTACGTCCATACGTAAGAGTCGAATCTCAGAATGCTGAGTTTGAATTTTATGACAGAATAGGCGCTACCAATGCGCAAGAAGTAACCGGTCGTCATCAAGATACTCCGCTCATTACAGTACCACACGATAGAAGACGTGTCTCACTACGTGACTTTGATTGGGCAGAATTAATTGATAGAACCGATCGTATTAGATTGTTAATTGATCCTACTTCTCCATACAGTCAAAACGCAGGTTTTGCTTTAGGCAGAAAAATGGATGAAATTATCATTGAATCAGCTTTTGGAACAGTTTTCACAGGTAAAACAGGTTCTAGCTCTGTAACACATCCTGCAGGGAATGTGATTGCGGTCAACTATGTTGAAAGCGGCGGTGCTACAAACTCTGGTCTTACCATTGGTAAACTAAGAAGAGCTAAACAACTATTAGACCAAAACGAAACAGATCCAGGTGATCCTCGTTACATTATTTGTACAGCAAAACAAATTAATGATTTGCTACAATCAACTGAAGTAACAAGCGCTGACTTTAACTCTGTTAAAGCTTTGGTACAAGGGGACGTTAATTCGTTCATGGGCTTTGAGTTTATTAGAACTGAGCTCGTTGCGACTGACTCAAACTCTTACAGAAGAGTTATTTGCTACACTAAATCTGGAATGCTGCTTGCAGTAGGCGCAGATATAAATGTAGATATCGGTCCAAGACGTGATAAACGTAATTCAACACAAGTATATTGTTCTGCTTCATTCGGCGCTGTTCGTATGGAAGAAAACAAAGTACTTGAAATTAAATGTGCAGAATAAGGAGGTAACCAATGGCTGTAACAACTCAAAAATCAACAGAGTATACTAATGCTACTGCAACTCCACCAACTTTTGCTCAACCTACAGAAGCTCAAGGCCGTGTTAGAGTATTGTTTTTTACTCATGACCAAGACGGCGCAGGAGATGCTACATCAAGTGTAGCCCTAGGAAAAATACCAGGCGGTAGAGTACGCGTACTATTATCATCATCTAATGCTTATGTAAACTGGACTACAAGTTCAGCTACATTAGATCTTGGATGGGATGCTTATACAGCAACTGATGGTACAACTACAGCAGCTGACCCAAATGGACTTATCGACGGTCTTAACGTAGACACAGTCGGTCAGTTTTCATTAGGATCTGGCGTTGCTGCTACAGGCGGAAGCTATGTTTTTGAAAGTAGAGACGGTGTTGTACTCCGTGCTACTTCTCAAGACCAAGCTCTTGCTTCAGGCGATGACCTAGTCGGTTACATACTTTATGTTGTAGACTAATATAAACGGGGGTACTTCGGTACCCCCACCTAGGAGAATAAAGATGGCAACAGCAGCAGCAGACGTAGATTTAGTAAATAGAGCTTTAGCATTACTTGGTGTTGAAGCTATTACTTCATTAGCAGATACAAGTAAACCTGCAGCAACTGCAAGTGTCTTGTTTGATGATACAAGGGCTTCAGTATTTAGAGCGCATCCTTGGAATTGTTTAATTAAACGTGCTTCACTAGCACAAGATGCTGTAGCACCTGCATATGGCTATACCTATAAATATGCTTTACCAGCAGATTACTTAAGACTTATAAATATAGAAAACGACTTAGAAAACTTTCAGATTGAAAATGGATTTATCTTATATGATGAAGATACATTAAATATTAAATACGTAGCACTAGATACTGATGTTACCAAATATGATCCATTATTAAAAGATGCTTTAGCTGCAAGGCTTGCATACGAATTAGCACAACCTTTACTGCAAAGCACTAGTGCAATGGCAGACATGTTTAACTTATATGAAACTAAATTAAAAGAAGCTAGATATGTAGATGCACAAGAAAATTGTTATGAAACATTAGAAGCAGATTACTTTATTGAATCAAGACAAGGATTAAACAGGCCTAATATTGAAACACCTCCAAGGAAATAACTATGGCTAAAGTTACTCCGATACAAACAAACTTCACAGGTGGTGAAATTAGCCCAAAGCTATTTGGTCGAGTAGATTTAGAAAAATATACACAAAGCTGTAAAAACATAGAAAACTATATTGTATTTCCACATGGCGGATTAACTAAAAGATCAGGCACAAGGTTTATAGCTGAGTGTAAAGATAGTACAAATAATAAAAGATTAATACCATTTGTGTTTAGTACAACACAAGCTTATATACTAGAGTTTGGTAATGACTACATTAGATTTTATCGTAATGAAGGTCAAATAACAGACTCAGGTTCAGCATATGAAATATCAAGTCCATATGGTGAAGAATACTTAGATGATTTATCCTTTGTACAATCAGCAGACGTTTTATATATAACACACCCTGAATTTCAAACACGTAAGTTAAGTAGAACTGGTCATACAGCATTTACTATTACAAAGTTCGAACCACAAGATGGTCCATACTTAACTGACAATACAACTAGTACAACTTTAACTATTAACAATGCAGCTGTAGGTACAGGTAGAACATTAACTGCAAGTGCTGATACATTTGCATCCACAGACGTAGACCGTGTATATAGGTTAAAAGATGGTTATGGCTTAATTACAGGCTATACATCAGCTACTCAAGTTACTGTAACGGTAACTGTAGCAATTGGTAGCACTGGAGCTCAAACAGACTGGGCGCTAGGTGCATGGTCAAGTACAACAGGTTGGCCTGCTTGTGCTACATTCTATCAAGATAGATTATTCTTTGCTAATACTACAAATCAACCAAATACAGTATTTAGTAGTAAATCAGGTGACTTTGAAAACTTTGCAGCAAATGATGTTAGTACAGGGGCTGTTTCTGATGATTCAGCTCTTATATTTACATTATCAACAGATCAGGTAAATGCTATACGTTGGATGTATGGTGCAAAACAATTAGAAATAGGTACATCAGACGGTCCATTTTTTATGTCATCAGGCTCTGATAACTTAGCACTAACACCTACAAACGTTACAGTAAATAGAGAATCAACAGACGGCGTAGCTGCACAAAAACCAGTTGGTGCTGGTAAATTTACAATATATACAGATTCAAACAAAAGACGTATTAGAGAACTAGGTTATAAATTAGAGACAGACGGTTTTGTAACTAGTGACTTAACTTTGCTTGCAGAGCATATAACCGGCGGGTCTACAATTAAATCACTAGCCTATGCGAGATCTCCTAACAACATTATATGGATGTTATTAGCAGATGGTACATTAAGAGGTATGACTTATGAACGCGATCAAAATGTTGTAGCATTGCATCGTCACACTTTAGGCGGTACAAATGTAAGTATAAAATCAATTGCAACTATACCTAATCAAACAGAAACAGAAAATCAACTTTATTTAATTGTAAGTCGTACAATTAACGGTGCTACAAAACACTACGTAGAATTTTTAGAAGAAGTATTTGACACAAATGAAGGTAAGACAGCATCAGATGCATTTTTTGTAGATTCAGGTTTAACATACACAGGCGGAGCTGCCTCAACTATATCAGGTCTTAGTCACTTAGAAGGACAAACAGTAAAAGTGTTAGCTGATGGTGCTACACATCCTGATGTTGCAGTATCATCAGGGGCTATCACATTAACAAGGACTACAACTAAATGTCATGTAGGATTAGGCTTTACAGCTTCAGCCACTACCCTAGACCCTGAAGTTCAGACAGAAACAGGCACAGCTCAAGGTAAAGTAAAACGTATAGAACGAGCTAGTATACGAGTTGTAGATACTTATACTCTACAAGTTGGAGAAGAAGGCGGTACGATTGAAGAGATACCTTTTCGATCTGCTAGTGACCCTATGGATACTATTACTTTATTTACCGGCGATAAACGTATACTTATAAATCATCAGCCAGAGCGTAAATTTAACCTAGTTATACAACATAATAAGCCACAACCTTGTACGGTCTTAGCTATTATGTATGCATTGGTGGTGTCCGACAGATGATATACGATATACTATTACAAAAAAGGAGAATATTTTAATGTGTGTAACAGCAGCATTTGCAGCAGCCGGAACAGCCTTAGCTTTAGGTAGTCAGCAAATAGAGTCAGACGCTGCCCAAGCGTCTACTAATTATAATATAGCTTTAGCTGATACTAATAAAAAAATGGTTTCAGATCAGACTGACTTTGCTGTATTTAGACATACAGACGCTGTACAACGAATTTTAGGAAGCCAACGAGCAGGATATGGCGCAGCAGGAGTTACAATGGAAGGTACACCATTAAATGTAGCTATGGACACTGCAACACAAGGCGAAATTGATCGACTTGCTATTATTTATGGTGGTGACGTTAAACAAGCTAACCTAGATTCAGAAAAAGCTACAACAAGATTTAGAGGCCAAATGGCAGAAACACAGGCAACATTAGCTATGACTGAAACAATACTAGGCGGTGGAAAAAAACAATACGATATATATAAGGGAGTAAATCCGTAATGCCAATAGTACCTACACTTAATACACAGCAAACGGTTTCTAACTTTGAATTAGAAGAAGCAAAGACTTGGGTTTTTAATAACTCAGCAAAGTTTGAGCAGTCAGAACTTGACTTTGAAAAAAAATTAAATACTTCAATAGATCCTGTAGAATATGCAAGAGACCCTCGTAATTCTGATCGAGATAATCCTGAAAGTTACACAAACCAAATAAAAGGTTTTATTGATGATTCACTGCAAGAGTATACACCTCCTAATAAAGCAGCAGAAGATTTATGGTCAGCATATACAAATAAATATAAAGAACAATCATTAACAAAAGCTATTGTTGCAGAATCTGCTATAAATATGAATGGTAGAAAAACAATACTTACAAATACAATAAATGATTATTCTAAACTAATAGAAACAGACCCTGACATGTTTCAAATAAAACAAAATCAAACAATGTTTGCGCTAGAAGGTGCTGAATCATATATATCTACAAATACTAAATTTGAGTTACAAGAAAAAGCTACAAAAGATTATAAACTAGCTTACATGAAAGGTACTGCTAAACAATCGCCTATGAAACTTATGGACGAAATATTATCAGGTGCACATAGTAGTGTAAGTAAAAAAGAAGAAGAAAAATTATATATGACTGCATTTAATAACTATGTAGTGCAATCAAGAGAAAATATAAAACAGCTTAATGAGTTTGTAAGTAATGAATTAGCTAAAATACACATGGGTGAAGCTAGTAGCATTGAAACTTTAACAATGGAAGATTATTATACAGACGATCTTGTTATGCAAATGGCAGCACTTACCCCTTGGTTTGGTAAAAACATGATTGATAAAACGAGACGTACAAGCAGAGGTGAATCACAAAGAACTGAATCAGTTACGTTCGAAGGTACAGCTTACTTATATCCTACAATAAGATGGGATGTTAATGGTAATGAGATACAGGGAATAGATGATTACTTTTTTTATGCCTTAAAACAAGGTGATGCTCTAGCTGTAAAAGATGAAAAGCAAGCAACAAGGATAAGTAAACAAATGTCAAGGATGTTAAGCTATGGCGATTAAAACATATACAGCTAAAAAAGGTTTAGATATTAATTTTGGAGGAATCGGTGGCGGTGCACCTATACCAGGAATTTCAAGATCTGGTTTAGGCAACACTCTTATGAATATTAGTAATACCTTACTAAGAGCTAAAGACAAAACAGAATTAAATAAGGCAGCAGCAAGTAATGTTAGTAAGTTGACAAGTAAAATATCTGATGAACAATTTAGATTAGACCTTAGTAGAGACATGGCAGATTTAGAACAAAATGTTATGGAAGCTGGTGGCGATGTTTATGCAGGTACACAAGCTTTTGCAAATAAATATGATCTTGATTTTAGAAATAAAGAAGACGCAAAGGAAATTTTTCAGTTAACACTTAGGCAATATGGTATAAAAGAAAAGCAATATGCAAATGATCGAACTGGTTTTATCTTATCATCAGCACCAGGTGCTAAAGATGCATTAAAAGATTTTGTACCAGAACAAAAAGAATATCATGAAATATTAAGAGGTTTTGCAGATCAGTATAATATTAAACTAGATAATGGCTTTGATAAAAACTTTATAAAAGCAGAAAATGATAAGTATGCTACATTAACAGGTACACAAAAACTTAGTTACTTGTTAGGTCTGCAGGAAACTATGGGACGAGAAGTTTTTGAAGAATTTATATATGCTGTAAGTGCTACAGATAAATCTAACTTTAGTATTGTAGATAGAGCTGGTATGATTTTAAATGAACCACAGGCAAGGGTATATTTTGAATCTAATGCTAGTGTTGGAGATATAGAGTCTTCTGAATTTTCAGCTGAGATTACACGAGGTGCTAAAGCTATATCAGCAGATTTAATGCCTGCGTTTACAGCAGGTTCAATGATAGGTGCCGATGAATTTACTGATAAAATGAAACAGGTTATTTATAGATATATAACTAACAACGGTTTTTCTGCTCAAGATGCCACAAAACATGCCCGCATGTTATTTGAAAGTGAAGATCGAAAATTTGTAAATAATCCACTTAATTTTGTAGGAAGCATGGATATGGATTATTTAAGCAGAACATATAACTCAGACGGCTCAAGACCTGACTTTGTCTACAATGTAGAAACTTTTATAGATAATGTAGAAAATGAAAAGCTTAGAGAATTAATATTTGATATAGTGGCTCCACAGATGATAACTAATATTCCAGGAATAAGAGTTGAAGTTGAAAAAGAATTTGAAGGTGCTACGGCTGAAGTATTAGAAGAAAAAATTAAAGAAAGAACTATGACAAAATTAAAAAGTGCTTTTAGAGACAACATGAGATTAGTAAATGCTCAAGATGGACGTAAAGGTTTTGCAATACAATTAAAAGAAATGTATGATTATTTTGATATGCACGGAAAAAATGGAGAACAATTAATAATACCTTTTGACGTTATAGGAAATGAAGATTTATATTTAAAGGCTATTAGACAAGGCAACGAACCTGGCGGCTTTATTGACTTCGGAGCTTTATTTAGAGAATGAACTTTCTACAAATAAAAAAACAACACGTTGATACTCAAGGTTATGGCAGACTTTATGATCGACTTGACATAGGTACTAAAGCTGTATCAGATGCTGCATGGGAGCGTGGCTGGAATTTTACAGGTACTGATTCATTAAAAAGAATGTACAAAGATTCTTTACTTAAGAGCTTTGAACAAAAAACAATGAATGGCAATGCATTAAGTGGTCAAGAAGTAAATCATTTAATCGACCTAGACGAATCACAAGAACTTACTGAATTTAGTGTATTAAGTGAACTTGATGCACGTGCACAAATTAAAGACGCTGGTCTAGAACAACATTTAGAAATAGATGGTCCTATATCTAATATACGTTTATCTAATTTAATTAGACGTAAGCATGAAGCCATGGAAAATAATTGGATATTAAATCAAGCTGAAGGTACAAATTTTTTGAGAGGTATGGGTATTGAAATGTTTGCTGCAGTTGTAGATCCATTAAATATACCTCTTATGTTTTCTGCTGCATTTACAAAACCGGCATGGTTTATAGATCGTTTAAAATCATCTAGTAGATTAAGTGCCAACGTTCAGTTAGCTACATATACAGGTGTTGCTGCTTCTGCTGTATTAGAAGTACCAATAGCAACACAAGCAAATCAAGATCAATTAGATTATACGGCTGTAAACTCAGTTATCAATATAGCATTTGGCGGTATATTTTCAGGGGCTCTTGGTACTTTAGGTCATGCTACAGGTATGGATGCTAGAGTAATAGGTAATATTGTAGCTCCTAGAGATCGTGCAGGTGTTATAAGAAATCTACCATATAGGGGCGGTTTAGGAGATTCTAATGAAGTTGTAAAAGCTAAATTAAATAAAGCAGCATTAGATATACAAAATGGTGAACCTGTAGACGTAGGGCCAATTGATGAATTAGCAGGATTACATATATCAAAAACAGACATTGATCATGCACACCGTACATATGATGATGTACTAGCGCTTGATGTAAGAATAAATAAAGCTAATGCAAACTTTAATAAAAAACAGACTCCAACAGATAAACAAATAGAAGCTCATGCTAAAAAAATAGATGAACTAGAAAATAAAAAAGCACAATTATTAGCAAGTGCACCTAAAAACTACAAACAGTTATCAAGTATTATAAGAGCATTTAGTGAACACGAAAATGTTGTTATATCAAATCAACCTAATAAATTTACAAAGACAGTTGACGGTAAAGAAAAGACATTTAATATTGATGACTTAACAGGTGAAGAAAAGAAACTAGCTCTAAAAAATGAAAAAATAAAACAAGATAAAATTAAAGTATCAGAAGATAGACTTACAGATCTTTTTAGAAGATTAGGAAAAGATGATGCTGAGATTGATGAAATAATAAATATGTTTGATATGGAACATCAATTTATGGCCACTGACGGTATGAAAGCTCGAGGCAGAACTAAGAGTGATTATAGAGCTAAAAAAGGCGAAATGATGCGCGAAAAAATAATTAATCTTGCTAATAATACAGGTGATGATTTTGTAGGTCCAAGATTAGTTGATCAAGATTCTGCTGAGTTTAAGTCTACACATAAAAAAGAGGACAAAGGTTTAGACGAAGAAACAGAAAACAGCATTGCAATCCTTACTGATATGATGGGAGAAGATAAAGCAAACGAATTAGTAGAAAATGTAAAAAACATTAATGATACATTTGAAGTAACTATGGGCAGTAAAGAAGTAAATGATGTACTAAGAAGAATTATGAAATGTAAGGAGATATTATGACAAGTTGTAGTAGCCTATCATTTAAAGAAGAACTTAGAAAATTAATAACTAGGGAAAATTTACAAAAAAGAAACTTACCATTATCTGACAGAAAAATCGATGATTTAATAGATAGCATTGTAGAAATTACAATGGCTAAAAATTCGCAAAAATTAAAATTTCCTAGAACTGACGCTGAGTTAACAAAAGAAGTTTTAGCTGAACTAGAAATTGCTAGAAAATTAGAAGTAAAAGCAGTTTTACACGATGCAATAGTTGTAGAGACTGCTGTAGAAAGAATAGCAGCAGCCGAAGATCCTGTTGGTGCGCTACAATCATTTTTAGTCGGCACAGTTGCAACTAAAAATAAAACTGGTGGTGTTGCAAAACAAGAAGGTTCTAAACTTTCTATTGATACTATGCAGGTTACTGAAAAAGAACAAGCAGTCGGTAATTTACAAAATGAACTAGAAGAACAAAATGTCTTAGAAATTTTTAGAGATGAAAAGATGGAGGAGACAATACTTGATGTAGGTTATAAAATATTAAAAGACCCACAGTTTAAACCAACAGGTCCAAAAGAAGAAGCTGCAGTAAAAATAGCTAATATATTAATTAAACAGTGGGAAGCAAGATCTAAAGTATCTATGGACAATGCAGCATACAAAGGTAAAGCCGAAGATTCATTTGAAGAAATTTTTGGAATGCAAGGTCACGATCAAACTACTTTGTATAAAGCAGATAAAGATGAATGGAAAAAATTTATGAAGAACAATATGGATACAGAAAATTCTGTATTTATAGATGCTGAAGGAAACATAGAAACACGTGTTACCGACGATAACATTGATAGTCATTTAGATCAGTTGTGGGATACTATCACGACAGGTAAGAACATGATTTACAGTGGTGATTCATATGCCTTTGGAAACAGCGGCCAAAACTTATTTGTAAGAAGATTACAAAATGTAGTTAGAAAAGCATACTCAGGTAAAGGTAATTTAGGTGCTAAAGAATCTACACCTGCACAAGTTAAATTTAAGTCAGGTAAAGCTGCAAAAGAATACAAAGATAAATATATAAAAAGATCACTTGTAGAATCTGTATACAATCAAGTTACAGGGCAAACTAATAATAACGTATTACTTAGAGAACTAGGAACTAATCCTAGAAATCAACTTAAAAAAATATATGGCAGAGTAAGTGATATTGTACAAACTAGAATAAAAAATGCTACAGATCCAAAAGAAAAAAAGTTTCAGACAGATCAATTAAGGACACTAGAAAAACCTGCAAAAGACGACTTTAATATTGATACAGAAAGATATTTAGCAGAATTAGACGGTTCGGCTAATCAATTAGATTCCGGAACTAACGCAAACATTATTGCTGCATATTCACGTAATTTAAGAATTGTACAGGTTATGTCAAAATTAGGACAAGCCACCATTTCAGCATTTGGTGATATTGCATTTCAGGTAGCAGCCCTTACAAATGCTGGTATGCCTGGTCTTTCTGCTACAGCTAAAGCATTTGGTAATATTTTAGATGGTCTAGGTGGACAGCCAAAAATAAGAAAAAAATATGCAAACTCTTTAGGCTTAGGAATACAGTCATTTAGAGGCGCATTGCTTTCTAAAGTAGGTGCAGGTACTGATAACTTTCCTGGCATGATGACACGCTTACAAAATCAATTCTTTAAATTTAATTTAATGTCTTGGTGGAATGACTCGCACGCTATAGGTATGTCATTCACTTTTATGAATCACCTTGCTAGTCATAAAAAATTATCCTTTGATAAGCTGATGCCTGAAATGAGAAAAACATTAGAAGATTATAGGATCGGTGAAAAAGAGTGGGATATACTTAGAAAATATGGCATAGAAAAAATAGATGCAGATGACATGATGACAGTACAAAATATTAAATATGAGGGAGATGTTAAAGCAGATGTTGATGCGATTATAGATTCTAGAACTGATAGTGCATTTCAAGATATGACTACAGTTATTAAGGGTGAAACACAACGATATAAATTTAATAAAGCGGAATATTTAAGCACAATAAAAAGACGTTTTGTAACCATGATTAATGATACATCAAGAAATGGTGTCATGATTCCAGGGGCTTGGGAGCAAGCTCTTATAAAAGGAAGTTCAAGAGCTGGAAGTTATGCTGGTGAGTTTAGAAGACAACTTATGTTATTTAAAACATTTCCAGTAACTGTACTTAGAAAAGCTTTACTTAACAAGATTTATTCTAAATCATATACTGGTAAAAGAAACTATGCTGGTATGGCTACTTTAATTGTAGGCTCATCGATCCTTGGTGCCATGGCCATACAAACAAAAGAAGCATTTAAAGGACGAGAACCAAGAGATATGTTTGATGATAGATTTTGGATTGATGCATTATTACAAGGTGGCAGCTTAGGTATCTACGGTGATACATTATTAGGTAACTACAGAGGTAGAAGTCCATGGGAACAATTACTAGGCCCTGGTCTTAATACTCTTGGAGATGTCTTAGGATTAGTACAAACTACGTTTAGAGAGCCAGAAAAGTTGCCTAGAGATGCTACTAGATTCGTTAAAGAAAACATGCCTTATCAAAACTTATTCTACGGTAAGGCTATCCAGGACTATTTATTGTACAATTTTGTTATGGAATTATCAAATCCAGGGTATCTTCGTAGGGAAGAACAGCGTATAATGAGGGACAGAGGACAATCGTATATGGTCCCTAGGATGTTACAAGAATGACAATAGGAAGTTCGTTAGGTCGCGTAGTATACACAGGTAATAGCAGTACGACTGCTTTTGCCTTCAATGCCCCTGTCGCAGCAGATACAGAATTAAAGATTTTTACAGTTGTAATAGCAACTGGCGTACAAACATTACAGACAAAAGGCGGTAGCGGTACTTATGATTATTCAGTAACAATTAATGCTGGTACTAAGTTTGCAACAATAACACTAAACAATCCACCGCCTGATACAATTAGAGTCGTTATTATACGTAACGTACCATTTACACAAACAACAGATTATGTAGCAGGAGATCCTTTTCCTGCTGAAACACACGAATCAGCACTTGATAAGTTAACAACTATTGCAGCTCAGATCTCTGAGGTTGCTGATCGATCAGTCAAGGTTCAAGAATCATCGGCTACGTCTAACATTAGTATGTCAGAACTTGTAGCTGATAAAGTTGTAAAAGTTAATTCAGCAGCTGATGGCTTGGAGATGGGGCCAACAACCGCGAACCTTGAAACCTTAGCAGGTATTACATCAGACATTACAACAGTAGCAGGAATTTCCTCAAACGTCACTTCAGTCGCAGGTAATGCGACTAACATAAACGCTGTAGCTGCCGATGCCACTGACATCGGAGCTGTAGCGGCTAAAGCAACTGAGATTGGAAGATTAGGAACTACTGACGCTGTAGCTGATATGGCACTGCTTGCAACAACTGACGTCATTGCTGATATGGCTTTACTAGCAAATACTGATGTTATCGCTGATATGGCGTTGCTTGCAACGACTGACGTTATCGCTGACATGAATACATTAGCTACTTCAGATATTGTTTCTGACCTTAACACATTAGCAACATCTGACATTGTAAGTGACTTAAATACATTAGCAACATCTGACATAGTTTCAGATATCAATACCTTAGCAACATCAGATATCGTTTCAGATCTTAATACGTTAGCAACAAGTGACATTGTAACAGATTTAAATATACTAGGTACGTCAGCAAACGTAACTAACATGGCAACACTAGGTGCTTCAGGGGTTGTTGGAAATATAGCTACAGTTGCAGGCGCAGTAGCTAATGTTAATACAGTAGCTACTAATATATCAGGGGTCAATAGTTTTGCAGAAAGATATAGAGTAGATTCATCTGATCCATCTAGCTCATTAGATGCTGGTGATTTAGCCTTTAACACATCGTCAAATGTTTTAAAATATTATAATGGTTCTGCGTGGGTAAGTATAGATAATACTACGGCCCTAGGATCTGAGGTCAGTGGTACCTTACCAGTAGCTAATGGTGGTACTGGTGCAACATCACATACAGCTAACGGTGTATTGATTGGTAACGGTACATCAGCAGTTACAACAGTCGATCTATCAACTAAGGGACATCTATTAGCAGGTGACGGATCTGGAAACCCATCAGCACTTTCTGTAGGTACAAACAATTATGTATTGACAGCTGATAGCAGTCAAGCAACAGGATTAAAGTGGGCGGCAGCAGCAGCGGCAGGTGCAACAGGAGCCGGTGGTGATGAGGTATTTGTTGAAAACGAAAGAGTCGTTACAACAAACTATACTTTATCTACTAGTAAATCAGCTATGTGTGTTGGACCACTTACAATTAATTCAGGGGTTACAGTAACAATTCCATCAGGCGAGAGGTTAGTTATACTATGACAGTTAAGATTAATGCAGATACATCAGACGGATTAAAGTTTGTATCAGATACAAGTGGTGCTATAGATTTACAATCTAATGGCACAACGAAAGCATCACTCAGTTCAGGTGGTGTGTTTACTACTACAGGACAATCACAAGTGCAGTCTCATTCAGATGCAAGTGCTGTAACTATTAATAGCTCAACAGCAACTAGTCTTGCTGAAGTAACAATTACAACAACAGGGAAACCCGTTATGCTTACAGCTTGTGGTAATTCGAATCCAGGTCAAACAGGTGGATTCTTTTTATACAGACTTTATAGGGGATCAACCGAAATAGGTAAAAGACATAAGGCAGAAAATGGTGGCACATCATCACAAAATTTTGTTTTTGCAATCACTCACATTGATGTAGTAGCAGCAGGAACTTATACTTATGCAATCAAAGCATATCAAGGTAGTGGTACTCATGTTTTTGGTGAAGACGGAGATGTAGAAGCTGCAGTAATAACAGCACATGAAATATTATGAGTAGAGTAGTAGCACAAGCAATTTTAAGATTAGAACCAGATGCACAGTTTGTAATATTTGGAACTAAAGAAAAGTATACAATCAGATGGGATAGCAAAGACATAACACAACCAAGTCAATCAGAAATAGATGCTAGTATTGTTGAGGTAGAAAAACTAGATTATCAATTAAAAAGGTTAAAAGAGTATCCTGCTATCGGAGATCAGCTAGATGATTTATATGCAAAAGGAGCTTTCTCAGATGAGATGGCAGCAAAGATTAAAGCAGTCAAGGACAAATATCCAAAGGGGTAAATTATGGCACTAACAATACATGGCACAGTTTCAGATAATACAGTAGCTTTAGATAGAAGGACGGCTACTCCTATAGTTATAAATGGTGATATGAGGATTGCACAAAGAGGAGACCAAACAGGTATAACTGCAGGGCAATATATAAACATAGATAGATTTTTTATTAACATGATTAATCTTGGCACATGGTCATTTACTCAATCTACAGATACACCTACAGGTCTTGGTTTTGCAAGTTCTCTTAAAATAGACTGCACAACAGCAGATGCAAGTCCTGCAGCAGCAGATAACTTTTATTTATCAATGCAGTCTGAGGGTCAAAATTTACAGGTATTAGAAAAAGGCACATCAGATGCTAAAACATCTACTCTTGCATATTGGATTAAATCTAACAAAACAGGCAACTATGCTGTTGAATTATGGGATAGAACTAATGACAGACACGTTGCAGTATTAAAAACTATTTCAGCTACAAACACATGGGAAAAACATATATGTACCTTTCCTGCTGATACATCAGGTGCATTAGCTAATACAAGTGCTAGATCCATTATGATTTCATGGGCTTTCGATACTGGAAGTAATTTTACATCAGGCTCATTACCAAGTACATGGGCTAGTCGTGTTGATGCAAATAGATTTGTAGGAACAAACTTGGGACTTGGAGATAATACAGCTAATGAAGTATTAATTACAGGTGTTCAATGGGAAGTCGGAACTTACGATGCTAACAGCATACCTGCCTTTCAATTTGAAGATGTTAGTACAAGTCTGGCTAGATGTCAGAGGTATTTTTATAAAACTTTTAGCCAAGGAACAGCTCCTGCTCAAAACACAGGACAAGAAGGAGCTTTGTTTACAAGTTGTGGAAGTAGTACAGCAGCAGCATCGGCATATTGTGTTAAAGCAGAGTTTCCTGTAGTCATGAGGTCAGCACCTACTATTGTTACCTTCAATCCGAGTAGTGCTAATGCAGGTTGGCATGATCAAGCAGGTGTAAATATAACAGCTTCGACAGCAAATATAGGAGATTCAGGTCTTTTTGTTTTTAATGGTGCAACAGCAACATCAGGTAGAAATGCAACGATTCATATTACAGCAGAGGCAGAATTATGACAGAAATTACATCAGCAAAATACATTTCATACAATGGCAAAAACGATAATATACGAACAACAATAAATGGCGTTGAATGTTTTGTACCAATAGACGAAAATAATTCACACTATCAAGCTATACAAGAATGGGTAAAAGCAGGTAACACAATAGAGGAGGCAGATTAATGGCTTTAGTAATTAAAGGATCTAGCTCAGGACAAATAACATTAGATGTACCAGCAGCAGCAGGTACAAATACTTTAACAATTCCAGCTAGTACAGGAACGGTTGCTCTTACATCTCAATTAGCTGGCACGATAGTCAAAAGTTCTCATGCAGAATTGACTGCAATTGTTACAGGGTCTGGAGCTTTCTCAGATATAACAGGTCTTGAAGCAGCAATAACTCCAGCCTCTACAAGCAATAAAATATTGTTACTTGCTACAGGTTCAGTGGGTACTGCTACAACGCTGTCTTGTGCTTTTAGATTTACTGAAAACAATGCAGCAGTCGGTATCGGTGATCCAAGCTCTTCAAGAGATAGAGCATCATTTAAAATACAATCTAGTAATTTAAATGCCTCACAAAACTTTTGTGGTTCTTGTATATTATCACCAAACTCAACCAGTACATTAACATATAGAGTACAAATAGAGTCTGATGCAGAGGGTAGTTATGCTGTTAATAGAAGTTTTAACTTAAGTAACAGTACAGACTCAACTCATGCTGTAACATCTTCATACCTTCATGTTTTTGAATTAGATGGGAGTAATGTGACAATTAGCACATAGGAGATATCATGGATTTTAAAAGAAAACCTGAAATAACAGATGCAATAAAATCGCTAAGACCAAGCTCTACTTTTAGTTTAGTAGATGATCAATATTCTACATTAGTCTGGAATGATACAGAAAATACAAAACCAACTGAAAGTGAAGTCAATGCTAAATTAACTGAGCTAACAACTCAATGGGAAGCAAAAGAATATCAACATAAAAGAGCAGCAGAATACCCAAGTATCGAAGCACAACTAGACGACATCTATCACAATGGTGTAGATGGTTGGAAAGCAACAATCAAAGCAGTTAAGGACAAGTATCCTAAATGAGAACAGTAACTAATTCACAAATACTTGAAAAGCTAGAATCTCTGGAAGACAGGATTACTAAGCTAGAAGAGGCTATTAACAAAGGCAAAGGTGCAATATCATTTATAGCTTGGCTAGGTGGTATAGTAGCAATAGTTGGAGGCTATTTTTATAACTCATGATACCTATGGAATTATTATCAATGTTAGCTAGTACAGTACTGGGTGGCGTATTATCGATCATGGCTCAGAAGTCACAAGCTGAAGCTGAAAAACAAAAGATGTTTATGCAGCGTGCTGAGTTTGCAGCTCAACAAGCAGACAAAGCAAGAAATGTTACAGATCAATTTACAAAAAATACTAGACGATGGATAGCTCTAATAGCAGTAGTATCTATATTAGTCATACCTAAACTAGCACCATTTATAGATCCATCAATGCCTATTTATGTAGGTTATACAGAGACCGTGCAACAAGGATTTTGGATCTTTGCAACTGATGTAGATATGACTCAGTGGAAACCATTATCAGGATTAGTGATTACACCATTAGATACACACGTTGTATCAAGTATTATAGGACTATACTTTGGTGGGTCACTAGTAAGAAAATGAAACCTGAGCTATGTACATTGAACTATGGCATTACAGTTTTTTGTTTGATGTTGATTTTATATATTGTTTTCAAGGATGATTAATGAAAAGATTATTACCACTGATATTACTTTGCAATGTAGCGTCAGCAGATGTAACTTCCTCTGGTGCAACAACTAATACACAAACAAACAATGCAGGATCTAATACTGCAATAACAGGTGGTTATGAAAGTTCTACAACATATCAGTCAGGAAGTAGCTCAAACACTACAACCACTAATACGACGAATAATAGCACTAATCAAAAGACTGCAGTAAACACTAGCTCGGCACCTGCTATGTCAGTTTATGGTCAGGACAGTTGTGTAATACCGCTATCAATAGGTATGACAGTGATCGGTTTTTCTACTAGCATGGGTACTTACTATCATGATATGCAATGTGAGCGTAGAAAAAAATCTAAATTATTAAACGGCTTAGGTATGAAAGTAGCTGCAATATCATTAATGTGCCAAGACAAAGATGTATGGCAAGCGATGATGGATGCAGGGACCCCGTGCCCTATCGATGGATTGATCGGAGAAGAAGCAAGGAAAAGATGGAATGAAAAAGATGTTACTCCTGCTACTGCTACCTCTAGTAGCAAACGCAGACACTTCACAAAACCTTATAAGTAATGGTACATTTGATAATGGTACCGCAGGGTGGACGCTATCAGGCGATGCACAACGCATTGGTGACTGTTGTCCTGGTGGTCATGACTTAGAGTTTGGAGACTATGGCAGCATAGAGCAAACCTTTAAATTATATTCTGATACGATTACACAACCTATGCTTGACAATGGTGTTACTCTTAACTCTACTGTCGAGGTACAAAACGGTGAAGGAGGCGTTGGATCATGGGCACCTAATCGTGGCGGTGCTGACACATTTACAATACGTCTACAGATCAAAGATAATCAAGGTAGCGTGCTAGCTACTACAACACAGGAGAGAACAGATGTTACAGGAATTAATGGCCAAGATTTTACGGACACTGTCTCGTATACAGGGACTGGTGCTAATGTTGGAAATATTTTTATTAGCGGGTCTGATGCTAATGCTCCTGCTAATCTTGGTGGCCCTAACGTAGATAACATATCGGTAACCATGGAGTATGACCCAGTTGTATTGTCAACAGAAATAGTAGAAGAGATACAAGAGATCTTTGAAGAGATAGAAACCATAGAATTTGAAGAGCCTGTTGTAGAAGAAGTTGTAGTAGAAGAGTACATTGTAGAAGAAATAGAGTATATTGAACCAGTAGAAGAAATAGTAGAGATCGAAGAAACTATACTATTAACTGAAATAGTAACTGAGGAAGTATATGAAGAGAATGTCGAAACTACAGTGGAAGAAGAGAGTGTCCAAGCAGAAGAAATTATTGAACCAACAGAAACTGCTGAAGAGACTACAGTCGCAGACGATAGCTCTACAGACGATGTTAATATAAGTGTAGAAGAAATAGCTATTAAAGTAGCAGACAAGATTAAAACAATTGACGGTCAACTAAAAGCTACACAAATGATTGTAGCTAAAGTTATGACTAGAGATAATAAAATAGCTTCTTACTCACAAGTTAATGCAGACATATTTATACAACCAGAATTAGTTGATGCTAATATAGATTCATACATAGCTAGTAGCTATGCAGATATAAGACAGATTTACTCAAACCAAACTTACGAGGATACATTATGGACGTCAAGACAATAGCAACAGGAGTTGGACTTGTAATTACAATAGCTGGATTATTTGTATTTCAAGGACAACTAATAGAAAGAGTAGAGGTACTCGAATCTAAAGTTGTAGATACAAAGCCCATTGAAAAAGATATCATTGCTATCAAAAAAGACATTGAGCAGTTACAGAAGAAGAGCAGTAATCCGCTAGCACAATGAAACACTCTGACAAGGGCCACCTTGCTGAGGCAGTAGCTGAAGCATGGCTGGTCAGTAAGGGCTATTGGGTGTTCAAGAACCGTGCTCCTCAGGGCCCTATAGATATGATTGCTGTTCACCAAAAGACAGGTGAAGTACTGTTTCTTGATGTAAAGACTGTATCGTGGCAAGCCAATAGATATAACAGAGATGGATCTAATGCTATCAGATCTAGAATCATTAGTAAAAAAGCTCGTGAATTAGGTGTACAATTGTTATATGTAGACTTGACTAAAAATACATGTAGGATTGTAAAACGTCGTAAAGACTACATGGCTAAACACTCGAAGACACGATATTATGGCAAAGAAGAATTTACCGAGATTGGTGATAATTAACTGGGAAGACGCTATCTCTCCTACTAGCGGCTGGACTAATATACATGAACTACGATCTAAACTAGGTGATTGTGTATCCATGGGTATTATTGTAGCTGAAAACGAAAAGACTATTACTATAGTATCACACTTGTCTGGTGATGAAACACAAGTTGATATAGATGGTAGTCTTGTGCTAGATAAATCTTGGATTAAAGAATGTAAGCAACTGCCATTGCCAAGGTCATTTAACAGGAAGATAAAGAAATGGATTATGTCTTAGCACTGGCTTTTATACTAGCAGTGCTAGTTATATATTTTCCACATAGTTTTAAAACTTACTGGCAGTCACCTAAGATAAGTTGGATAGAGCTTATTTTACTTTTAACCATTCTTTCCATTGCTCTCCCATTACTTGGGTAGCAACTTGTTTCTTATCACGTAATGCTTTTACAATCATTTCATCTACAGTATTAAGACAGATTAAATCTACATACACAACAGGCTTTGTTTGACCTATACGATGAGCACGATCTTCAGACTGTATTCTATGTTCTAAGTTATAACTATTAGAATAGTATACAACTGAACTGGCAGCTGTTAGTGTTAAACCAAAGCCGCCAGTCTGAGGATTACCTATGAAAAATCTACATGCCTCATCATGTTGAAATCTGTCTACAGCCTCTGCACGCTGATCGTTGTTTACAGCTCCATAATACTGTACATAACTATCTTCACCATACACTGAATGTAAAAGTTTAGATATAGCTTGTATGTCTGCTACATATGTAGCCCAGATAATAACCTTATCATCTGTTTCAGATAGTACTTGCATAAGCTCATCGATCCTGTTGTTCTTGACATCTAGTATTTTATCATCGTCAGACTTAAAGTGACCACAAGTTATTTGATGCAGTCTTAACATAGATGTAAGTACATTAGTAATAGTTAATGCTTCACCTTTTAATTCTGTAAATGCATGATCAGATATTTCTTTATATAACTTACGTTGTTCAGATGTAAGCTCAATAAATCGTTGTTCATAGATCTTATTAGGTAAGTCTAGACAATCTTCTTTCTTACATCTATAACTAAATGCCTTTACAGTATCAGACAGCTCGTTAAGTCTTTGAAAGCCTACAACTTTCTTAAATGATCTTGGTCCCTTATGCATGTCAATCATGATTGCATATCTGTTTCTAAAACTATAGTAACTACTAAAACCTAGCAGTGAAGGATTAAGAAACTGGCATTGTGTATATACATCAAGAGGACTACGAGTCACTGGCTCACCTGTTAGTATTCTACGATACTTACACTTAGTACTTAGCTTTAGTATATTCTTAGTACGTATAGCACTTGGGTTTTTAATTGTTGTTGATTCATCTACACATACAAATGATCTAGAACAGTCAACATAACTTGTTATAAACTTAGTACCCTTAGCACTGCTAAATGCTTCTACATTAGCTACTAATATTCTTAAGTCAGCAGTTGGTGTCATGATATCATCTAGAGCTATGCGCTCTTTCTTCTTAGGGCTGGCTGACCAGTATGCTATGCGCGATACTATGTGATCAGGCAAATGTGTAGGTAATTCATTGTTAACCCAGTTTAAATAGTTACCCTTAGGAGCTATGATTAATACATTATCAATCTGACCAGAGTCGTAAAGGTATGAAAACGTATCAATTATTACCTTAGACTTGCCGGTACCCATTTCCATGAACAATGCATACTCAGCCTTATCCTTAGAAAGCTGCCAGGCCTCCCTCTGATGAGAATATGGACGGGTTTTAAATGGGTATATGTTATTATGTGACATGTTATTTCCCGTCCAAAATGGCATGTTTAAGGTCATTATATTTCATAATAAATCCGAGATTTAGGTTGAATGATATGAATTGATACTTTTGCACGCGTTAGAGCCACATAGAACACCCGGTGCTCATCATCAGGATATCGTTCCATATACTTGTACGATCTGTATGCCATGTCAGTCATAATAGCTACATGTTCTGCTTCACCGCCCTTGACACCATGTATCGTACTGATTGTAATTCGTTCATCATCTTCATATCCGTTCATCTTAACAACGCGTTCATACTCTTTTAGTAAGAAAGAGTTTCGTGCTAGTAACAGCCAAGTACCTTGACTCATGTCGATATCATCTACAGAGAAGTGATAGTATATTTGTCCCTTGATTTCTGATGGGTTAAACATCTTAACAACACGGTTCTTAATATTAGATAATACTTCTTTTGCTAGCTTGTGTGCTTCTTGTGGCACACGATACGATTGATTTAATACTTGCTTGTTACCTTGTAGCTCTATAAAATTTTCTACACTAGCCCCTGCCCAACGATATATAGCTTGGTCATCATCACCTGCTGCGTATACATTGTCAGCATGTTCGGCTAGTGTATGAACTACGCGCCATTGTAGTTTCGATAAATCTTGTGCTTCATCTACAATAAGAGTATGTAACTTAGGACATACGCCATGGTCAATAAACATTTCTAATAGATCTGTAAAGTCTAATAACTTAAACTTATCTTTATATTTTTTTAGACTAGTTGACACTAGTGTAAGTTCATCTATACTTATATCGTCATCAACGACTGTATCATAAATGTCTTCGATTGATGATTCACTAATTCTTGCTAAGTTATCTAGAAACAATAGCCTATCACCTACAGGTGCAGACAAGCTATATATTTCTTCATTTAATTTATTGCCACCTACTTCTATACCTAGTATATCTCCAAGGTCTCTGTAATGATTAGGCTGCATCATGTTTGATGGTATAATACCTAGCTGCATAAAGCACAAGCTATGTATTGTACGAAAATATGGCATGTCATCTTTATGAAAATTAAAGTCTCGTGCAGCTCTCATTCTAGCTTCATTAGCTGCCTTCTTTGTAAATGCTATGTAACCTATACGAATTGGATCTACATCATCTTGTAATAAGTTAGCAATGTGATTCATACAAGCTGTTGTCTTGCCAGTGCCAGGTGGTCCGAATATTATATTCCAATCAGAACGGGATTTCATCTGTTTTATCTAGCTCCCGTGGTGTATCAAACTTACCGTCATGTGTTTCTATTTTTGCTATAGACCAGCAGTTTGTACCTTTACCTTTTAAATTAAAGAAGTGATGTTCCGCACCATTTTGTTTTAGTATGGCAGTGACTTGATGTATGCGATAATCTCTGAAGTGCATACGATCAAAGTATGCCATAAGATCTGACATTCTAAAGTAGTGTTTGTTGTGCTCAGTCCATGGTTTACCTAGCAATAGTTCTTCTTTACTTCTTGCTTGTGCTCTACCATTTACAAATCGATCTATATGTTCCATGAGTTGACCTATTGGACTAGCGTCTACAGGTGCAGGTATGATAGTTAAATTATCCATGAGGTGATTTATTAGTTTTGCCCATGCAGGTTCTGACATTTTACTAGGTAGCATGTTTAATTTTTCCATGCATTTCTTTTGAAATCGTCTTTGATTTTGTAAGTCATCTGTCTCTAGTTCTAGTCTACCGCCACCTTCTATATCTAAAAACCAGATCGGTGGGTTGCTATCAAACTTAGTTAGACTATGTATCGTTGGCATATCATTACCGCCGTCAATACCATGAGCTCTTAGTTTACATACTGCAGCATTACAATATGGTGCTATAGGTGCTTTGCTACATGTGTAATGATAATCTTTTCTATTTGCTGATTTCATTACAGCTTGTACTTCAGTACTTGCAAGAGGTGGATCCATATACTTTATGTTATATGTATCTACATCTGCTTGCCAGCCATCAGGATTCTTCTTACGACAGTACACAGCTATGTTAAATAGACCGTTGTTTCTAGTACCTTGTGGAAAACCTTGTGTAGCTAGATGCTGTATACAAGGAGGACCATCATCAAATTCTGTTTTTACTTTTATTTTAATTTTCTCTAGGTCAGAGATAGATATAGGTTTTACATGCTTTATAAATTGTTGTGCAGTCTTATCAGCATACCATCGTTCATCGCCAAAGTATGGCATGTTTATCCACTGACCTATGTCACCACGATCTGCTAGTATTTCTGTTTGCTTTGGAAATATTTCTGAACCGCCAAAGCCTAGTGCTGACGCAAACTCTTTTAGTTTGTCTTGTATTAATTTAGCAGGTGCCCACTGAGATAGGAAGATATACAAGTGGACACCGCCTGATTTAGATTTACAAGGGTACAAGGGTAGTTTAAGCTGGTTAACTTTTTGTAGTACCTCGTTATAGTCTAAATCTTTATACGTATCAACATCAATAGCACCAAACTTACAATTACTATCATCATTGATCGGTATAATTCCTAAACCTTTTTTACCTTTAAGATGTAAATCCCATTTGTCTAGTGTTACATCTTCTCTTACAGTTGTAGCTCTACCTTGCTGTTTGCCATCAGATCTTTGAGTGCCTGATAAAGTGTATTGTCCGTGAGCTCGTGTAAGTCCTTCAAATAATTCGTTAAATTCTTTATTCATAGTTCTTCCTAAGGCGAGAGGAAAATAATGAAAACCTCTCGCCCCTTCTAACTGGGTTGATAAGCAATTAGAAGTGTTCTTTTTCTTCTTCCTGAACAGGAGCAGTTGTTTTAACGTCACCTGATTGTATAGACGCTGCAAATTCTTTTGCAGTGTTATACATGTCCTGTTTCAGAACTTGAGAGTCTAACTCAATGTTCCAGCCATACCAAGAACCTTTATCATTCTTCTCTTGAGATGATGTAAGCTTATAGATATGACTATATCTCGCTGGTGTATACGTACCATTAGGACCTCTCAACCTAATGCCAGACATTAGACTATTCCAACGTCTGTTTTTCTTAAGCTGAGTGCTTGTCATGGTAAGTAAGCCACGTTCAACACCATTCTTTGTTATTGCTAACACGAAATGATATGCAGTTTCAACGAGCCAGTTGCCTGCAGCAGAAAGTAATCTTCCGTCGGCAGAGCGTGTCGCGCTATTGACGGCGTCGCTATCAATACTATGTTGTGCCACCAAACCACCGCCTTGCTCACGTGGAGTCCACTCTACAAACTCACGTTTATAAGCACACGGTATTACCTTCAGTTCGTCACAAACTTCTTCAGTCACAGTATTGAACACTTGACCGGCCTTTGCACCCTCAACGCTATCTAATTGAGGGCTCATCTTTTGTAGTAAAACAAAAAATGGTATAGCAACGTCTTGCTGTGTAAGATCTTCAAATCCTACATTAGCATCCTCGGCAAAATTAATTTCAGAGGGTAGTTGCTCTTTCTTAGTTGTTACATCACGAGCCATGATGTTAACCTCCTTTTATTACTGTTTTCTGCCCGATATATACTCCGAGTAAGTCCAGGGGCAGGTTCTGGCCAGACTCGACTTGTTCACGCACAAACGCTTTTAGTGTCTGTGGGTGTACGCCTACTTTTTCAGTGTATGAGACGCCGATTCTTGATAACTCTTCTTTGAGCACCTTAGCATCGCCATCTTCACCACGTCCAAAACTGCAAGCAACAGTATTCTTTATAAGATCTGCATGACCGTTGTCACGCAGCCAAGTAAATGCTTCATCAAGATTATCCTTAGGAATACTAGCATTATAAAATTGCTGTACAGATATTTTACTACCGTCAGTTAATTTTATTTCAGACAGACCTGTCTCAGCTAATGCTTCTGGCAGATCAGTTTGTGATACTTGCTTAAACTGTTCTTTAAGTGTTGCTAAGTCTTCTTCAGCTTGCTTGATTTTATTCTCAAGTATTAACTGATACTCAGCTAACTTGCTAACAGTCTTTAGTTGTTTATCTTCTATAGACATTATTTGCCTCCAGTGAGATTAGCTTTTATAACATAATAGCTTTTCTCTTGTTTATCCCACTTAAGTAATTTTAGCTTACCATTACTAATATTATTAGCAACAGCACCTGCTAATGCAATAGCAGCCGGATCACCAATCATCAAAAGATAATCTTCATAGGTAAACTTACGTAAACCTGAGTATAGTCTTTTGACTGTAGGTCCTGCTGAAAAGCCAACTTGTCCTTGTGGTAAGAGTATTTCTAATTCACCAAACTCAGTGGCAGGTAAAAGATTCATACCCTTTACTTCTTGTACTACATATACAGTCATTGTATATTTCTCCTTTCTAATAAATATTTTTGTTTATTAATTATATCATATCGTGTTACCAAAATGAAATACTATCATTTATCTTTTGCCAATCGTAAGGCTTGCTGTAACGTTTAAGGTTAGGTATGCTGTCGATCAGAATACCTGCTTTTACTTTACGCCTTGGTTCGACACGTAGTATATCTTCTACATCACAGATAATAATATCCTCTTTATGTTTAGCTACAACTTTTACTCTACCTCTTTCTTGTCCTCTAAATTTAAACCAGCTGATCTGAGCCCATTCAAATAGTAAGTAATTACCTGTAGCTACTTTAAGTTCAACCCAAGTTTCAATGCTGTTGTGGCATATATTTACGTCAGGTAGACCTGAACCTACTACATTTTCTACGCGACTTACATGACCATTTAATTTAGGTTGCAGTGATCGCCAGAAATCTTTTTCCTTCATTTTATGTCTCCCCAGTTAGGACCAACTTCTACATCTACTCTCAATGGTACATGCAGCTTGACACAGTTTTCCATAATCTCTTGCGCCATAACTAAATCCTGACTGTTATCAAACGAAAAATCTATTTCATCGTGCACAGTAATTTGTGGTGTAATACCATGTTCATGTAGATCCACCATAGCTTTCTTTATCATGTCAGCAGATGAGCCTTGTACTAGTGCATTTAGTGCTTTGTGTGTAAAGCTACGTCTTAGTGGTCTGCCTTCCCATACACGTAATGCTTGATCGTATGACAGAGGTACTTCTTTGTTTGGCCACTTGTTTCTAGAATCTGATGGTTCCCACAGATCAAAGTGACGTTGTCTGCCAAGTAAAGTTCTTATAAATCCACGAGTACTAGCTGCCTTACTACATTCTTGTGCTAGTTGCCGTACAAACGGTACGCGTTGATGATACTGCTCAAACAATGGCTTTGCTTCATTCATGTCCAGTCCTAATTGTTGAGACAGCTTAAATATACCCATTCCATAAAACATGCCTAAATTGATAGTCTTAGCAGATTTTCGGGGGATATTTGCCATATCGGATACAATCTGGTGAAAGTCTGCATGCTCATCGTTGTTAAATAACTTTACAGCTTCTTCTGAGCCTCTTAGTTTTCTAAGAAAGGCATAGTGCATAAGTACACGAGGTTCTTGCTGTGAATAATCTAAGCAGGCCCATTGGCACCCTTCGTCAGGAGTAAATAACGATCTTACCAATGGGCCCCAATGATCGTCACGAGCAGGTATCTGCTGTAGGTTAGGAGTCGACGAACTAAACCTACCTGTACGAGTACCATCAGCATCTTTGCGGAGCGCGTGAAACTGAGCGTGTATGCGACCATTGTGATTTTGCTTCATGCAAATTCCTTCTATAAAATCTCTTCTCATCTTACAAGTCTTACGAAACTGGCCGATCAGTTTTGGCAGCGACTCATCATGGTTGTTTAGCCAGTCAGACACAAACGACGGATTACCTTTAGCTGTCTTAGGATACCATATACCAAGTTTATCAAATGCTTTTTGCAGATCATCAGGTGACCACGGCTCAAGCAACATGCCACTTTCACTTCTTATTTGTTTAAGTAACTTAACTTCTTCTGTCTTGTATTGTTCATTAAGTTGTTCTGCTTTATTTATATCAACAGCAACACCTTTAAATCTCATGTCAAGTATAACTCTGATCAATTGTGACTCTAGTTCAAATATATCCCACAAGTCTTGATTCTTTAGTTTTTGTATTTGACGCAGCCATATGTTGTATGGCAGGTCAGCATCTGCTTCTGCATATGGACCTACAAATCGTGCTGGCAACTTCCATAAACCACCTTTTGGATCTACACCGTGAGCACGAGCAGCTTCTATTAATAAATCTTCATTTTTATCTTCGCCTAAATAACGTTTAGCTAATACTGCTAGACTGTAGCCTTGTGGTGATTCTTCATTGATCAACGGCTCTGCTACTTGTACATCTCTTAGTGTTCCTTTGACTTCTATGTCATATGCCCTTAGCCATTCCATATCGTACAAAATATTGGCTCCTACATACTCTATATCGCGTCCTAAGATGTCCTTAGCCCAACGTAATACCTTCTCTTTTTCTAAGTTATCACCGCCTTCGTGACCAAACGGAAAGTAGCCACAAAAGCCACAATCTGATCTTACAGAGATACCTACTAATTTACCATCGCGTCTTACACCGCCAGGCCCTAACGTTAATAAGTTAGGATCGTATGTTTCTACATCAAATGCAATTGTAGTTGCATCTCTTAATGTAGGAAAGTCACTTGGTGGTATCCAAGAGGACTTCGGCGAAAACATCGTCAATTGGTCCATACTTTATCCAGCTCCTGTTCCATATTTTACGTCCTGAATTAGGATAGCTTTCTATAAATACTATCGTCTTACAAGACGTGTTTAATAATAGCTTAGTACAAGTTACACAAGGTGCAGTTGTAATATAAGCAGTTCTAATCTTTTGTGAGTCTTTGCATTGCAGTATTGCATTTTGCTCTGCATGTATTGCTTCACATAAATCTAAATTTTCACCGGGCTTACATTTAGCCCCTGGACATGGCTTGTCAGTGCAATGCGTCTTACCTGATGCCACGCCATTGTAGCCTGTTGCGAGCACGTGTTTGTGCTCGTCAACAAGTACACAGCCAACTTGACGTCTCGCACAAGTACTTCTGCGCGAGACTAATCTAGCCATAATTAAAAAATACTCAGTTGCTTTAATCTGCGACACGCCTTTCCTCAAGCTCAAAACCATGGTTTTTAGCATATGTTAAGTATTGAAAAAAGTGCTCGAAGTCTATAAAACTTGCTATTGTAGGTTCTATACTCCTTACAACTCTTTCAGGAATAAATGTAGAATTATAACTATCTTGTTTTAATAGTTCTAAAGCAGGTTCCCAGTGTTGTTCATATAAGTGCATGCTTGCAGCTGTAAGATGTAAGTCTCCTATAGATATTGTAAGACCTTGTGCTTCAAGGTACAACATCAAGTAGTGCGTCATCATACTAAAATTAAATATGTCGTACGGTAAACCAAGCCATATGTCAGACGATCTCATGCTTACAAAACAATGTAGCTTACCATGCCTGATCATCCACTGCACACTAAGAGTACAAGGTACATCTTTTGTGTAGTATGGCTTTTCTCTCCAAATGTTCATGACTGCTTGACGCGTGTCATGGTCTTTTAATAATGCTCTTGCTACGTATGAAATTTGATCTACAAACTTAGGACCATACGCCCCAAAGTATGTAAGACCATCATCAGAATACTTAGCTATATTTTTATTATACTTGGCTATAGTTTCTACTTTATTATCACCTGACAAGATCCATAAAGCTTCTGCTGCCATAAACTTGTATGAAAGCTTACGCTTTACTACAGTTACGACTGGCCACCTCATATTAACTTGTATCTTACGTCCTAACAATTCACGCGTATACTCTCCTCTAGGTGCGTGTTCAGTCCCATACTTGTTAGCTTCATAAAGTACTTTGAGCCACTCATTATTCGCATAATATGACATCTTTCATTACCTCCATTAAGTTAACTTTACCGAATCGTTTAGCATAAGACGGATGAACTAACTCGTCATATGTTTCGACCCCTAGTTTAGCCATAGCCTCTGCTGCATGTGCACCAAACGTTATGACTCGCGGCTTATACTGCTCGACGATCGGTTTTATATTCTCGTTTATTGACTCATCATGGTTGTAAGCATTACACCACATGATACCTTCTTCAGGGATCTCGGCTGCTTGCATACACTGTGTTAAGTATAAACTAGAATTCTTGTACTCATAGAATGGCCAATAAAGCTCACGATATTTAGGATTGACTTGCTCACCTACAAATAAGTACTTTAGCATATCAGTATTTCCTAATATATTAAAATTAGAATATTGTAATGCAGGCTGATATTGTAGCTCTCGCGTGATTTTAGCCATGTCTATTGCACGCTCAGCAAATAGATCTATATAATGCCCGTGTTCTTCTATGTTATAACGTAAGTGGTCACCTCTGTCTTGTAAGCCACCATTACGTATTACGAAATCTATGTAGTTTTCACCTTTTTCATGTAACTGATTACCATACCACAACGACATATATTTATGTGTAACTTCGTATATGTCATCATACATCTCTTCTCGTTGTTTTTTTAGATGTAAGAAGACGTTGCAATGTTCTTCAACGTTTTCTGGTAGGCAGTAAATGTATAGTGCACCATGTTTACGTGCAACTCGATCTGCCATGCGACCTTGCAATGGCCAGGGTGATTGTCCTCTGTAACTAGTAGCATAGATAGCCTCTGATGGCCACCATCTGTCAATAATTACAGGTCGTTCTTGACGTGCTGCATAACGTATAGCAGCTGTGTGATATAAAAAAATCTGTTGCGGCCAGCGATAACTTAGGTGCAGATAAATTCCTTTTGTTTGTCTGACTAGCTCTTTTGCAAGAGTCGTCTTACCTGCACCGTCTGGTCCTTCTAATATTATTATCATCTAATCTCCATTAGTGAGATCTGTAAGGTCTGGTTTTTGCCAGCCTTCTGGTTTTTTGATGCCGGCTTTGTAGTAACCGTCATCGTCTATTACTCTTTCTTTACGCATATTGGCCTGATGCACGCGGTCCCAACCAACCTCAAGGTCGAGACCCTGCATGCGTGCAGTACCTATTGCTAGGTATATCAGATCAATTAATGCGTCAAACTCCTCTGCTACACTATTAGCTTTAGAATACTCTTCAAGTTCTTCATACATATGACGTATACGTTCATCACGAGTAGCGTTGTCTAGGCTACGTGGTAAACCGTCATACTTTAAGCTAAACTTAGCTAGAAAAGCGTCAACGTCTTTTATCATGGTTGTAATTGCCTCCAATCCTCTGAGCTAGACCAGCGAGTATCTACATCTCTCAATGATTGAAATCGTCTGTTCCACGTCTCATTGTTAGGATTTTTTCTTAGTTGCCAAATACAGTTGCGAGACCTATGAGGAAATAGAGGAGCAAAGATCGTAGCTAAATAGTTTGTATCGTAGTACAAACGTAGCTGATCGAATGTATTTTTATGCTCACCTAGTTCATCTTTGTAGTCTTTTATGCTTGCAAATGTACCCCACACGCCTTCGATAGCAAAGCCGACATCTTCTATCATGCCTCCTAGTGCTTCATAAGTCATTTCGTTGATGTGATTGTTAGCAGCGCCAACATCAGGGTCCCAGCAAGGTGTACTGACAAATGCAGTACCTTCAGGTTCTAGTAGCTCAAAGATCTTGTTGAGCATACGTCTTGAGTGTTCAGGTGCTACATGTTCTAGTACCTCAAAGCAAGTGATAGT